TGACTACTGTATGGATGTACAGTTGTGGATAACCTGTGGATAACTTTAGAGCACTACATTGGTGCATAAGTATGGACTTATATAAGCCTTGGCTGATACTTTGATGGGGGGGGGGAGGGGTAAGGCTTTAGTGTTGAATGTTGCAGGAGCCTCTGACGCTCACAAAAGGGTAAAAATAGACTTAATTAGGGACAGGTTAGACTTAGTTACTTAAAGCGCTAAGTAGTTGATATACAAGAAAAAGTATAAGGATTAGACAAACCATAGTGTTTAGTTTGTAATGGTGAGCTTCACTGGAGCTTAGAAGTGCAAAGAAGTGTAAAAGATGTAATAAATTGTAACAAGATGAAGGAAAAGCTTGACAAGTGCTTTAAAGTATGGTATAATATACGTAATAGGAAATAGAAGTAACTAAGAAGGTGATGGACTCTTAAGGACTTAGCAGGAATCTGCACAGTTGATACAACGAATGTATAAGTTAAATACTATAAGTAATATACTTAGATAAGTACTTATAATATAAGTGTTTAAGTTCTTAACTTATACGTTCCTTTAAAGTACTTTAAGCATAGATGGATTGTCTATCTACAAGTAGGTTGTCTCCCTAACAGAAAGGATAAAGACAAATGGAAAATGAATTACCTAAGCGTAAAGCTGGAAGACCAAAGAAGTCAGAGCTTACAGAAATTAAAGAAAGTAGATCAGTAGGTCGTCCTAAAGGAGAGGCTGCTATCATCAATGAGTATAAGCTACGTATGCTTAACTCACCTAAGAGTGTTAAGGTCTTAGAGGCTATTTACGATGCAGCTCTTAATGATGAACACAAGAACCAAGCTGCTGCATGGAAGCTGATTGTCGATAGGATTGTTCCTGTGTCGTCCTTTGAGGCAGCAAAGCAAGGTGGAGGTACTCCTCAGATCTCTATCAACATCACAGGTCTTAACCAGCCAGTGGTCAGTACCGATGAGGACATAATTGATGTCTGAACTTAACTTTGCATTGCTTAACTGGCAGCAAGAGGTCTTTAAAGACACTGCCCGTTTCAAGGTTGTAGCTGCTGGTCGCCGTTGTGGTAAGTCTCGTCTGTCTGCTGTTACCCTGCTCATTGAGGCTCTGAACTGTCCTGAAGGCTCTGCGGTGATGTACATTGCTCCCACGTTGGGACAAGCTCGTACGATTATTTGGGACTTACTCCATGAGCTTGGCCGTCCAGTGATTAAGTCTTCACATATCAATAACCTTGAGATTACACTGATCAACGGTAAGAAGATCCTTGTACGTGGTGCTGACAATCCTGACTCCCTTCGAGGTGTGTCTTTGACCTACGTAGTCATGGACGAATGTGCCTTTATTAAAGAAGATGTATGGCAGAAGATCATCCGAGCTTCTTTGTCTGACAAAAAAGGTAGAGCCTTATTTATCTCTACTCCCTCTGGTCGTAACTGGTTCTATGATGTCTTTAAACTGGGACAGGATGGAACAGACGAAGAGTGGAAGGCATGGCACAAGACCACTGCTGATAACGAAACCATTGACCCTAAAGAGATTGAAGCTGCCAAGCGTAGCCTCAGTAGCTTTGCGTTCAAGCAGGAATACCTGTCTAGCTTTGATACAGCAGGTTCTGACATCTTCAAGCCTGAGTGGATTAAAGAAGGTGAAGTATCCAAAGATGGTTCTTACGTCATTGCCATTGACTTGGCAGGCTTTGAGAACATCTCAGATGGTTCCCAGAACAAGAAGAGACTAGACGAAACTGCTATCGCAGTGGTTAAGATCGGTACAGATAACAAATGGTATGTTCACAAGATTGAGCATGGACGGTGGGACATCAAAGACACCTGTATGCGTATCTTGAAGAACATTAAAGAGTATCAGCCTATTCAGATCGGTATTGAGCGAGGAACAGCCATGAACGCTGTTATGGGTGTGTTACAGGACATGATGCGCCAGTACAACACCTTTGCTCATATTCAGACACTTACTCACGGTAACAAGAAGAAGACTGATCGTGTTGTGTGGGCATTACAGGGTAGATTTGAACATGGTCATATCATCTTGAATGAGGATGAAGACTTTGAAGAGTTTAAGGATCAGCTCATAATGTTTCCAACCAAAGGTGTTCATGATGACTTGGTTGATGCTCTTGCTTACGTTGAACAACTTGCTGTCTCATCATTCCTCCCTGACTTTGAAGAGGAAGAATATGAGGTTTATGATGACATTAGTGGATACTAAACAATGGAAAATAACTTAGAACAATCTCAGTTCGATGAGCCTACAGAGTCAGACAAGGAATTGGCTGAGTGGGTTGTATCACACACTGATAGCTGGCGTGACTGGCGTGATCAGAACTATCTGGACGCTTGGCTTGAGTATGAGCGTATCTTCCGTGGTCAATGGGCTGCTGAAGATAAGACTCGTGAGAGTGAGCGTAGCCGAATCATCTCCCCTGCTACTCAGCAGGCTATCGAGACTCGTCATGCTGAGATCATGGAAGCTATCTTCGGTCAAGGTGACTTCTTTGACATCAAAGATGACATCATGGACGTTAACGGCAATCCTCTGGATGTCGAAGAGATTAAGCTGAAGTTGAATGAAGACTTTGCCCGTGACAAGATTAAGAAAGCTATTGACCAGATCGAGTTGATGGCTGAGATCTATGGTACAGGTATCGGTGAGATCATCGTCAAGACCGAGAAAGAGTACGCTCCTGCCACTCAGAGAATTCCCGGTGTTATTGGTCAAGCTGCTATTGGTGTGTCCGAGAAAGACCGTACAGCAGTTAAACTGGTTCCTGTGAACCCTAAGAACTTCTTGGTTGACCCTAACGCTACATCCTTGGATGATGCTATGGGATGCGCCATTGAAAAGTTTGTATCCGTTCACAAAGTCGTTGAAGGCATGGAAAGTGGTATCTATCGTAAGATTGATCTTGGCTTAGATGCTCCTGATGATGATTTGGAAGCTACAGATGACCTGACTAACTTTCAAGATGGTAAGGTTCGTTTACTGACTTATTACGGTTTAGTCCCTCGTGAATACTTGGAACAACTTGAGAATGAAGAAGAAGTCGCTGATCTTTTCCCTGAAGATTCTCTTTCTGATGACTATTCTGACTTGGTGGAAGCTATCATCGTTATCGCTAACGGTAGTAAGTTACTGAAGGCAGAAGCTAATCCATACATGATGAAGGATCGTCCTGTCATGTTGTATCAGGATGACACTGTTCCCGGGCGTGTCTTTGGTCGCGGTACGGCTGAGAAGGCCTACAATATGCAGAAAGCCATTGATGGTAGCCTGCGTATGGATATGGACTCTCGTGCCCTTACAAGCGCTCCTATGATGGCTATGGATGCCACTCGACTGCCTCGTGGTGCTAAGTTTGAAGTACGTCCCGGTAAGTCGTTCCTGACCAACGGTGATCCTAACCAGATCATGATGCCTTTGAAGTTCGGTGTTCACGATCCTGCCTCGGTGCAGGCTTCTCAGAACTACGAACGTCTGTTGTTGCAAGCTACAGGTACTGTTGACAGTGCAGGTATGCCTTCAGCAGCTCCTCGTGACGCTGGCGCTGGCGGTATGTCTATGGCTATGGCAGGTATCATCAAGAAGTACAAGCGTACCTTGAGTAACTTCCAAGAAGACTTCCTGATTCCTTTCATTAACAAAGCTGCATGGCGTTATATGCAGTTCGACTCTGAGCGTTATCCTTCTGCTGATGTGAAGTTTATTCCCACAGCAACCTTAGGTATTCTGGCTCGTGAGTTTGAACAGCAACAATTCATTGCTTTGTTGCAGACATTAGGCCCAGATACTCCTGTGCTGCCTCTGATCCTTAAAGGTATCTTAGGTAATAGCTCTTTGAGCAACCGTATGGAACTGATTGCTGCCTTGGATCAAATGAGTCAACCTAACCCACAGCAGCAAGAAGCTCAGATGATGCAGCAACAGGCTATTATGGCTAAAATGCAGGCTGATTTGGCAGTTGCTCAAGCGCAAGCACAGAAATATCAAGCTGAAGCTCAACAAACTATGGTTGAAACTCAGTTAATGCCAGAAGAATTGCGTGTTAAAGTTGTTCAAGCTGCCTCTACTAACCTAGATAATGGCGATGACTTTGATAAACGCCTGAAACTGGCTGATTTGATGCTTAAAGAGAAAGATATTGACTCCAACGAACGCATTGCGTTGGCACAGATGGAGTCAAAGAAGAAAGCTGATCAACTTTTTAAGGATACTTTGAATGGATAAGGCACTTCTCCTTGCTTCTGCACTTGCTGATGTTAAAAAACAAGTAGCGGAACTCCAATCTAAGGCTGATGAAATCCAAAAACTCGAAGGCCCTTCGGGGCCCAAAGGTGACAAAGGTGACCAAGGCCCCAAAGGAGAGCAAGGAGATCGTGGTTTTGACGGTAAAGACGGTAAAGACGGACGAGATGGCGTAGATGGTAAAGACGGTGATACAGGCAAACAAGGCGTAGGCGTTGTAGATGCTTTCATTGACTTTGATCAGTCTCTTGTCCTGAAGCTTTCTGATGGTAATGAGATCAACGCTGGAAGTGTAGAGTTCAATGCTCAAAAGGCAAAGCTATACTCAGTAAGCACTCAAGCTTTCAGCCTTGATAACTTAAAAGTAGCTGCTACAAACCCTAAACCTACCGAAGTTGTTGTTAAACAGAACGGTGAGTGGGTTAGAGCTACATGGTCACAGTTTACCGCTTGGATTGGTTCTGTTGGTGTTATCAACAAGCTTCTTACCGAGGGTGGTGATTTCCTTGTTGCCGAAGATGGCTCTTATTTAATTGAGGAATAAAGATGGCAGATGTAAAGATTTCAGCTCTACCTTCAGCAAGTGCGCTGTCAGGTACTGAAGAATTGCCTGTGGTGCAATCAGCAACAACCACAAAAACAACTATTAACGCTATTGTTGCTAAAGCTCCTGTTCAAAGCGTAGCAGGTAAGACAGGTACTGTTACTCTGGTTCCTTCGGATGTGGGTGCAGAACCTGCTGATGCTACAATTCTCAAGAGTGCTGCTATTGGTGTAACAGTGCAGGGGTACAACGCTAATACCGTTGTTGATTCTTCGTATGTGCATACCGATAACAACTATACCACTACAGAGAAGTCTAAACTCTCAGGCATTGCAGCAGGCGCTGAAGTTAACGTCAATGCTGACTGGACTGCTGTCAGTGGTGATGCTGAAATCCTGAATAAACCTACCTTGGGTACTCTGTCTTCGCAGAACTCAAGCAGTGTGTCGATTACTGGTGGTAGTATCTCTGGTATTACCGATCTGGCAGTTGCCGATGGTGGTACAGGTTCTTCCACAGCAGCAGGCGCTCGTGTTAACTTGCTCCCTTCGTTGACAGGCAACAACGGTAAGGTTTTGGCCGTTAACAGTGGTCAGACTGATGTTGAATGGATTGCTGTGAGTGGCGGCGGTGGTTCTGTTACCTCTGTTGATATGGCAGTTCCTACTGGCTTTGCTGTCTCTGGTAATCCTATCACAACCAACGGTACTTTAACTATTACTTTTGCTTCTGGCTACTCCTTACCGACAACAACTAAGCAAAGTCAGTGGGATACTGCATATGGTTGGGGAGATCATGCAAGTGCTGGTTATCTTACATCGAGCGCTATTGGAACTACTGTACAAGCCTATGATGCTGATTTGACTACATGGGCAGGGATTACAGCTCCTTCTGGCGCTGTTGTGGGTACTACAGATACTCAAACTCTTACCAATAAGAATATCACAGAGCGTGTTGTTACGATTGCCGATGCTACAAGCATTACCATTAACGCAGATACGACTGATTTAGCTACTCAGGCCAACACACAGGCTACAGGTACTTTAACAATTAACGCACCAACAGGAACTCCTGTTAACGGTCAAAAACTAATGTTACGCTTACAATCCAGTAACGTACAGACATTTTCTTGGAATGCTATCTTTGTTGGTTCTACTGATCAAGCCCTTCCTACTGCTTCTAGCGGTAGCTCTGAGTACGATTATGTAGGTTTTATTTATAATAGCACAGCTTCTAAATGGCAGTTGATTGCTAAAAACTTTGGGTTCTAATTATGAAAATTGATTTTGAATTTCAAACAGAGCATGGTATGTACCGTGACGCTTTGTATCTGGAAGACGATCATACTTTTACATGGACTGAACTTGAAAATCTAAAGCAGCAACGAGTGGATAACTGGATCGCCATCATCACTGCTCCTCCTACTGATGAGGTGATCTAATGGCTGCACGATTCTGGGTCGGAGGCACAGGAAACTGGGACAGCACCAACACTGCAAACTGGTCTGCCACTTCTGGTGGAGCAGGCGGTGCGTCTGTTCCTACTTCTGTGGATACTCCTCAGTTTGACGGCAACTCGGGTACAGGTACTGTCACGTTTACCAACAGCGGCGTGACCGTAGGTGCGGTGACGTTTGCCAGCACAGCCACAGGTATCACGCTGGACTTGGGAGCTGCTTTTACGTGTTCTAGTGTTTTTACCCTTGGTGCAGGGACACTGAACACCAATAACTACAACTTCACCGCTTCATCTATTTCGTCTAGCAGCTCAAACACTCGGTCGATCAGTCTTGGTTCGTCCACGGTTTCGTTGAGCGGAACATCGCCTGTCATTTTTACGACATCCACCAACTTGACGTTCAACGCAGGCACTTCGCAGATTAACGCAACTACGGGAAGCCCTGCTTTTGCAGGTGGAGGATTGACTTTTTATAACGTAACTTTTACATCAACTAATCTGGGTACACCTTCGATTACTGGTGCAAACACGTTCAATAACCTGACCTTTACCGGACGAACTTCTGTCGGAATAGGTAAAATCAGTATTGCCGCAAACCAAACTGTTTCGGGAACATTGACATTTAACGCAGGCGGTAATGCCACGATGCGGTTGATGGCTCAATCAAACTCACTTTGGTTGCAACGAACCATATCGGCAGCTTCTGTTGTTGCCACAGATACCGATTTTCGAGACATTGCAATTACAGGCGCAGGTGCTCCTGCAAGTGGTACTCGATTGGGTGATTGCAAAGGCAATAGTGGAATCACGTTTGATGCAGCCAAGACTGTTTATTTTCGATCCACTACGTCTGCAAACTACGGAAGCGCATTGGCATGGTCTGCCACATCTGGTGGCACTATTGACTCAACGCAGTTCCCGTTAGCGCAAGACACTGCAATCATTCCATCAGCCACGTACCCTTCGTCTGGCGCAGTAATTACGCTGAACGGAGAATACAACATCGGTACGCTTGATATGTCAGGACGTACAACAAACACTGTTGTATTTGCTACAGCTACTACTGCAACAAACGTATACGGAAATTGGATTAACGGAACAGGGTGTTCATTTACAGGGACAGCCGTAGTCAGTTTTCTTGGTCAAACAACTCAAACTCTGACAACTGCGGGGCGCACGTTCACTCAGGAATTTACGATTAACTCGCCAAGCGGGTCAGTCACTCTGCAAGATGCGTTTGCAACAGATAGAAACCGAAATGCCGCAATTAGTCTTGTTGCTGGGACATTTGATGCCAATGGGTACAACGTAACCCTGTCAGGAGCTAACGGGGGAGTATTAGCCACAGGTACAGCAACCCGCACATTGGCAATTGGTGCAGGTACTTGGGTTATTAGCGGAAGCGGGACAAGTCCTTGGGCTGCTACATCGACAGGATTGACCGTAACAGGGACAGGAACAATCAGTCTTGTAGCAGCCACAGCAAAGACATTTGCGGGTGGTGGTATCCAGACATGGCCCACTTTGAATCAAGGCGGTGCGGGTGCTTTGACGGTTACTGGCTCCAACAAATTCGCCGACATTACCAACACAGCGATTGGCTCTGTGCTTTTCACTGGCGGCACAACCAACGAGTTCACTGCGTTTAACCTCAGCGGTGCATTAGGTACTCCAGTGGTGCTAGGGAGCACCAACACCACTCAGGCGATCCTCAAGAAGTCGTCAACGTGGTACATGGGTGCAAACTCAACCGATAATGGCAACAACACCGGCCTGACGTTCACCGCGGGTGGCGGCATCGACTATTTGGTAGTTAGTTACATCAACGGTCAACTTAGTACTACTCCTACCTCTTCTTATTATGGTAATTTCTTTCTTTTATTCTAAAAAGCTTGACAAATTACCACTAAATGTGGTATAATAGTAGAATGTACAACTACAAAGGACTCCAATGGAACAATCCTTAGCAACTTATTATGAAGAATCCTTCTCAACAATGGCTACTCAAGGGTGGGCATTCTTGATGGAGGACTTCACAAAGTTAAAGCAAGAGCTAGAAAATATCCGCACGGTCAAAGACGCACAAACATTATCTTATCGTCAGGGCCAACTGGATATTCTGGATCTTATTTTAAACCGCAAGAAGACTTGTGAAGAGATTTATGAGCAACTGTTACAGGAGGAGCATTAATGCGCCGAATGTTTGAATTTGTTTGTGAAGATGGACACATCTCTGAAGCATTGGTAGATGAAACCGTTAGGGAACTCGCTTGTCGAGCCTGCGGTAAACATTCAACCAGAATTGTTTCTATGGTTCGTTCAAAGTTGGAAGGCATCTCTGGTGCATTTCCTTCTGCGTATGATGCGTGGGAACGCAAACGAAGTGAGAAGCTGGCAGTTGAGAGGAAAGCCTCTTACGCTGTTCCAGAATAACCTCATTTCATTTTACGGGTAAGTACTGAGTAATCAGTATAGACACATTTTATAGTCCTATAATCTCATTAGAGACAGGAGAAAGACAGTATGGCATTGATTGAAACCGAATCGTTTGATGGTAACGAGATCGAGATTGAAGAACAGGTTCAAGAGAATCCTCAAGAGGAACAAACTCAAGCATCTGAAAGTGTAATTGATAAGATTATTCCTGATAAGTATAAGAACAAATCTATTGAAGATATTGTCCGAATGCACCAAGAAGCTGAAAAGATGATTGGTAAGCAAGCACAGGAAGTCCATGAAGTTCGCTCTTTAGCAGATCAACTCCTTAAACGGCAACTCGAAGAAGATAAGAAGCCTACAGTTGAGAGTGCGCCCGAAGTAGATTTCTTTGAGAACCCTCAAGATTCTATTAAACGTGCAATTGAGAACAATCCCGCAGTTCTGGAAGCTAAACAAGCTAACCTTGAACTTAAACGGATGAAGACAGCACAGCAGCTTTCAGCTAAACACCCTGATATGCAGACCATTGTCCAAGACACAGGTTTCCAAGAGTGGGTTAAAGCCAGCCAAGTGCGTATGGGTCTGTATGCTAAAGCAGACGCAGAGTTTGACTTCAGTTCTGCTGATGAACTCTTGAGCACATACAAGGAACTTAAGCAAGTTCGCAACAACAACGTACAGGAAACTGGTAAACAACAGAAAGCACAAGCTCTAAAGGCCGCTGGTGTTGATTCAGGTGGTTCTGGCGAAGTTGCAAAGAAAGTGTATCGTCGTGCGGATTTAATCCGTCTTAAAATGACTGATCCAGATCGTTATGAACAGCTACAACCTGAAATCATGGCTGCTTATGGCGAAGGTCGAGTCAAATAAATTAATCATTCAATTTTTGAAATTATAGGAGTATTCAAATGGGTTTAGGTACTAATCACGTTACAGTCACAACCGCAGCAACCTTCATTCCTGAAGTTTGGAGCGATGAAATTGTAGCCGCATACAAAAAATCTCTCGTTATGGCCAACTTGGTCAAGAAGATGTCGTTCAAGGGCAAGAAAGGTGACACCGTTCACATTCCCGTCCCTACCCGTGGTGACGCTTCTGCTAAGACTGCCGGTAGCCAAGTGAACTTGATCGCTGCCACTGAAGGCGACATCACAGTTGCTATCAACCAGCACTTCGAGTACAGCCGTCTGATCGAAGACATCGTGGAAGCTCAAGCTCTGTCGAGCCTGCGTAGCTTCTACACTGATGACGCTGGTTTCGCTCTGGGTAAGAAAGTTGACACTTCGTTGATCCAATTGGGCCGTGCTGCTCGTGGTGGTAACGGTGCTAACCAAGCTTACACTGGTGGTATCATCGGTTCTACCGGCGCTGCTTACACATCGGGTTCGTCCAACGCTGCCAACATCGCTGATGCCGGTATCCGTGCTGCTATTCAGTTGCTGGACGACCAAGACGTGCCTATGGATGGCCGTTCTTTGGTGGTTCCTCCTGTGGCTCGTAACTCGATGCTGGGTATCAACCGCTTCACCGAGCAGGCCTTCAAGGGCACTGGTTCTACACTGATGAACGGTGAGTTCGGTGACATCTACGGCGTGAAAGTGTATGTGTCTACCAACTGCGATACCGCTGCTGGTAACTCTAGCACTGACCGTGCTGCTCTGATGTTCCATCGTGACTGGGCTGTTCTGGTTGAGCAGATCGGCGTTCGTGCTCAGACTCAGTACAAACAAGAATACCTCGGTAACTTGTTCACTGCTGACACTCTGTACGGCGTTGCTGAACTGCGTGACTACGGCGCTGTGCCAATCATCGTGGACGCTTCGGCAGCCTAATGATTGAGGAGGGCCCTTCGGGGCTCTCTTTTATTTATCACTTACGTATAGTGAGTAATAAACAAAGGAGAATATATGGTACGCTTTCAAATGAAGACAAGTAATCGTCCTCAGACTATTGCAGTTGTTAAGAGCAAAGTGGATATTGATAGCTTTAGGTTAAATCCTGAATGGTACGAGCTTATTGAAGAACAGGCTTCTGTTGAAGCTACTACCCGTAAACGTAAGGTAAAAGGAGCTAGTGATGGCGACAAAGAAGAAAACTAAGGAAGAGAAAGTTATGGGCGAGTTCAAAGAAGGAACTCTGCATAGCGGTAAAGGAGGCCCTGTGGTGACTGACCGTAAGCAAGCCATTGCTATCGCTTTGTCTGAAGCTGGTAAGACTAAGCCTAAGAAGGCAAAGAAGAAGTAACTATGACACGTCCTGTCTCGGTAGGTTTAAACCTTGTAGCTGATACGTTAACAACTATTTACACTGTTCCTGTAGGTTATTTTGCCAAGTGGGCATTAATGTATGTTTTTAACGGAACAGGTTCTACTAAACACATTACTGCTTATTGGACAGATTCTAGTGCCTCTGCCGATGTGTACTTCCTCAATCAAAATAGTGTAAGTTCTAAAGAAAATATCAGGATTGATGGCGGAGCCTACGTAGTCTTAGAAGAGAACGATAAGGTTATGGCACGAAGTGAAGCAGGAAGTAACATGAGTGTTATCTGTACCTTTGAATTGTTTAAGAAAGAAGGAATTTAATTATGGCTTTGCCAACCTACCTTGAATTAGTCAATGATATTCTCGTTCGTATGCGTGAACCTGAAGTATCTACTGTCCAAGAAAACGTACTCTCTAAGCTCATTGGTAAGTTGGTCAACGATGCCAAGCGACAAGTAGAGGATGCTTATAAGTGGTCAGCGTTGATCGCAGATATTCCCTTGACTACTGTTGCTGATATTTCTACTTATGCTGTGGCTGACTCAGGGCATCGCTATAAGGTCAGTGAGCTGCATAATGCCACTAAGTATGTGGGACTGAAGACAGTATCTTTAGCTATGTACAACTTATGGAGTGGTTCAGCAGGAGTTCCTCAAAAAGGTTCTCCTAATTACTATTGCTTTAACGGCATCGACTCTAACGGGGACGCTAAAGTAATGTTCTGGCCTGTGCCTGATGGTACTTATACCATAAATGTTCAACTGTATGTGCCGCAGGAAAATCTTGCATCCGATACAGATACTTTGAAAGTACCGACTGAGCCTGTTATTCTTGGCGCATTTGCTCGTGCTTTAGTTGAGCGAGGTGAAGACGGTGGCTTGAACAGCTCTGAGGCTTACGGATTGTACAAGGCTTCCTTGGCTGATGCGATAGCTATCGAATCTAGCCGCTTTGTTGAGGAAGATGGCTGGGAGGCAGTATGAGCCAACAAATCCAGACATTCTCAATTACAGCGCCCGGCTTCATGGGACTGAACACTCAGGACTCATCCTTGGATTTGTCTTCAGGTTTCGCCCTAGTAGCTAATAACTGTATCATTGATCAGTACGGACGTATCGGTGCTCGAAAAGGATGGTTAGCCTCTCACGCAAGCAACGCTGGTTTAAGTACTGCTAATGTTGAAGCTATTGGTCAGTTAGTCACGGACTCAGGCGCTGAATACGTTGTTGCTGCCGGTAACAATAAAATCTTTAAACTGGCTACAGGAACACTGACGGAATTGACATACGGAGGCGGAGGGACTACTCCTACGATCTCTGCTAATAACTGGCAGATCGTTACTCTTAATGAGTGTTTGTATCTGTTCCAGTTAGGACATGATCCTTTGGTGTTTGACCCTTCAGTGAGCACTACAACATATCGCCGTATCTCTGAGAAATCTGGATATACAGGTACTGTCCTTCAAGCTAACATTGCTTTGTCTGCTTATGGGCGGTTATGGGTAGCTGAAACAACCGCTGAGAAGACAGTAATCTATTGGTCTGATATTCTCTCTGGTCACAAATGGGCTAACGGCTCCACAGGCTCTATTGATGTATCTTCCGTGTGGCCTAACGGAGCTGATAACATTACTGGATTAGCTGCGCATAACGGCTTCTTATTCATCTTTGGCAGGAACAATATCTTGGTGTACTCGGGTGCTCAGGATGTGTTATCAGCAGGGGTATTTAAATTAGCTGACGCAGCCACAGGCATTGGATGTATTGCCCGTGATAGCATTCAGAACACAGGATCAGATGTGATTTTTCTGTCTGATACAGGCGTTCGTAGTGTCTTGAGAACCATCCAAGAAAAGTCTGCGCCTTTCCGTGATCTATCTAAGAATGTGCGTAATGACTTGATGACTGCTGTATCCAGTGAGAATACTGCTGCCATCAAATCTGTTTACAGTCCTTACGATTCATTTTATCTGTTGTCTCTTCCTGTACTCAAGGTAGTGTACTGCTTTGATATGAAAGCAACTCTACAGGACGGCTCTAGTCGCGTTACAACATGGAGTGGCTTAGAACCTAGTAGTTTTTGCTACACTAGAGATAAGAGTGTGTTGCTTGGTAAAGCCGGGTATATTGGGAGATATTCTACTTATCTGGACAACGGAGAAAGTTATCAGTTTCAGTATTTCACTAACCACACTGACTTAGGACAGCCTTCTGTTACTTCTGTACTGAAGAAACTTGCTGTTGTTGTCATTGGCGGTTCTGATCAGTATGTGACGATCAAGTGGGGATACGACTTTACAGGTAATTATTACTCTCAAAACGTAAATATTCCTTCTCAAACAGTTGCATATTATGGCGTAAGCGAGTATAATACTGCAACGACTGTATATTCTAACGGAACTTCTTTGCAGACATTAGTTGCGTATCCTACAGGAGCTGGAAAAGTTATCCAGACTGGCTACGAAGCAGACATTATTGGTTCTGCTCTAAGTATTCAGAAAATTGAAATTCAGGCTAAGAACGGAAAGATCATATAATGACAAACTATGTAAAATCAACTAACTTTGCAAGTAAGGACTCTCTTGCCCTTGGCAATCCTTTAAAGATTGTTAAAGGTACTGAGATTGATACTGAGTTTAATAACATTGCAACTGCTGTTGCTACCAAGTTAAACAGTACGGATAGTATTTCTTCCAACAGTGTTAACTATGTGCCTGCTGATAGTATTACAACTACCGTGCAGACTCGTTTACGTGGTCTGGATAAGATTACTAACTACGCAAAGCGTAAGTATGTCATCGGTATTACAGGACAGTCCAACGCAGCAGGTAGCAATACAGGAGGCCCTAACCCTGCCTCTAGCAAGGTAAAGACTTGGAACGGAGCAACGTCTTCGTGGGGTGGTAGCGATTATCTGGCTGCTCCTTGGAGTCTGAACACTCCTAATGGCAACGGTGGAAACAACAACATGGCTTTAGCTTTGGCTCATCGAATTGCCGATGATACTAACGCAGAAGTTTTCATCATTTATGATGCTGTTGGTGGTCAGTCTATTGATCAGTGGGTAGGTACAGGCACTTCATCTACTCGATACGCAGCTTTTAAAGCTAAAGTGACTGCTGCGCTTGCTACTACAGAGTTAAGTGGAATTACTGAGCTGGATTTCTTGATCTACGCGCAAGGTGAAGAAGATGCTACTACTATGAATTATAGTACGTATCTCACTAAGTTCACTACTTTGAATGCCCAGTTTAGAGCAGAGACATGGATGGACGACAACACTCCAATCTTTGTGACGGGTATGTCGGGATTGCACACTCGCTATCAGGTGTGGCAAGCTCAGGCAGACTACTGTGAGAACGTCAATAAGAATACTATCTACGTTAACTCGATGGGCTTGAAGACTGAGTTTGATGTTGCAGGTTCAGGAGACTACACCCACTTCTTAGGTGATTCGCTGTGGGAGATGGGCTATGATCGTATCTGGACAGCCAGCAAGGAAGTAGGATACACACATCGCTCCTTTCCTTCTGCCTTTTCTGCCCGTGGTGCAGGCCCTTGGCGAGGAGAAGCAGATGCTATTGCTAACTTCAAGTCTATTGTATCTCTTGAGTCTGTTACAGATTCTTTCCCTCTGAATAGCTCGGCTGCTACTGGTTCCATTACATGGGGTTACCAATGTAGCGCAGATGGTAACTATACCTTTGCAGGCGGTTACCAGACGACTACAGATAACCTGTCTAACTACTCTTTGATCTGGGGACGTGAATGCTCCACTACTGCTACAGGTGAGTATTCTGGCGTCTTCGGTTATCAGAACATTGCAGGAGCTACTTACACTTTCGCTACAGGTCGTGGAAATACTACTTCTTCTTCTGGTGAAACTATTGTTGGTTTGTTCTCTAAGTACAAAACTGCACAGGCTGATCCTGTCATGTTCCAAGTTGGTATCGGTACTTCTGATTCTGCACGTAAGAATGCTATCACAAGTCGTTCTTCTGGAGCGACTGAGATTAACGTGGATCACACAGCAAGCCCAACTAACTCTAAAGAGATTACCTTTAGCTTTGTGTCTAACACTCAACTGAAGGTGAGTATGCGAGGCACTGACGGTGTTGTTCGCTCGAACACGCTTACTTTAGCTTAATAATTAAGGAAACACATGGATAATAATACTCTTCATCATTTCTCCGATGGCTTATACGCCAAACAGATGGACATACCTAAGGGATCTATTGCCTGTCAACACAAGCATGAATATGATCATTTGAGTGTTCTCGGTAAAGGAAAAGTAAGAGTATTATTTGATAACGATGTTAATGAAGTGTTTGAAGCCCCTGCTTGTATCAATATCAGAAAAGGCATCAATCATACTATCCTCGCTTTAGAGGATTCAACTTGGTTTTGTATTCATCATACATTCGAGACAGATATGAATAAAATTGATAATGTTTTAATTAAACACACGAAAGAGGAGGCCTGATATGCCGTGGATTGGTGCTGCCATTGGTGCAGGTGTGGGTTTATTAGGTTCTTCTATGCAAGCAAATGCAGCCTCTGATGCTGCTGCTGCTAACGTAGAAGCTGCTCGTATCGCTGCTGAAGCTCAGAAGTTCCGCCCCGTAGGCGTGACTACTCGCTTCGGTACTTCTAACTTCCAGACAGACGCTAACGGTAACGTTATCGGTGCAGGCTACAACGTAGCTCCTGACATTGCTGCAATGCGTGATCGTCTGTTCTCTCAAGCTGGTGGGCAAGGCTTCCAGACTGCTCAGCAGGCTCAAGCTGCACAGCAAGGCTTATTCAATCTGGGTAATCAGTATCTGGCTCAGTCTCCTGAAGCTGCTGCACAGCAGTGGATGCAGTCTCAGCAGGCTCTGTTACAACCTAGCCGTGATCAGGCTCAAGCAGGCCTCACACAGAACCTGTTTAACACAGGCCGTGGCGGTGTTGCTGTTGCTCAAGGCGGTATGATGGGCGCTGCTAACCCTGAACAGCAAGCCCTTGCTAATGCGCAGGCGATGCAGGACTTACAACTGGCTTCTCAGGCACAGCAACAAGGCCGTGCTCAGACTCAGTTTGGTGCTGGCTTATTCGGCACTGGCTTGGATATTGCTACCGCTGGCTACAACCCTCTGAAGACTCAGTTTGGCTTAAGTCAGACAATGGAATCTGCGGGTCAAGGTGCTCTGGACTTAGGCTTGAACATTGGTGGTCGTACTACTCAAGGTGCTGCCAACGCTGCTAACACTATCTACAACGCTCAGACTGCTGCCAATGCTGCTAATGCTTATAGCCCCTTCGGAGCTGCTTTGCAAGGCGCTGCTGGCAACCAACGTCTGATGTCTGGTATCGGTAACTGGATGACAGGTACTCCTCAGATGACAGCAGCAAGCTCTACAGGTGGTTGGGGCACAGGCGATTACTTTGGTAATCAAGATCTCGGTGCATACCTTTAAGGAGTAATTATGGCTGAAGTTATGAATAGTTTATTCGGAGTTACTCCAGAGTCTTTGATGGCTCAACGCGAAGCTGCATTGTCTCAACAGGCTCAACAGTTTGCTCAGTTGAGTCCTATGCAGTCTGCTCAGGCAGGCTTCTACACAGCAGGTAATCGCTTGGCAGGCGCTGCTGGGGGTTTGCTTGGTGCTCAAGATCCTGAGATGATGCGTATCCAGCAACGTCAACAGATGTTGCAAGGACTTGATCTGAGTAGTCCTGAGTCGTTGAAGCAAGGTATCCAGTCTGCTATGCAGAACAAGGATTACCAACTGGTCAGTGAGCTGACTAATCGTTATCAGCAATCTGTGGCTTCTGGTTTGGCAGCCCGTAAGACAGAATCTGAAATCACCAAGAACTTACGTGAACGTGCTGCTGCTGATCCAGTGCAGCAACTGATTCGCACAGGTAAATACACCACAGGTTCTGTGGCTGCTTATGAGAAGTCTGGTAATATTGCTGACTTGGAACCTATTGATAAAGGTGATCCTACTGCGCTGAGTGAGACAGCAGATGGCGTATTCCTGATCAATAAACAGACAGGTGAAAAGATTGCCCGTGTGGGTAGTGCCCCTCAACGAGGTACAAACGTAACAGTTAAGCAAGAAGAAGCTGTTACTAAATCTAACGTAGATGCTTTCGGTAAGTTACGTGATTCTGGAATTCAAGCAGGACAGACTATTGAAGCTGTGAAGACAATCAAACCTTTGATTGATCAATCTTTTGCAGGTTTTGCTTCTGATTCTAAACTTACTGCTGGTCAAATTGCTGAAGCTTTTGGTATTCCTGTTAAAGGTACTTCTGAAACTGAGCAACTTCGTTCATTGCAAAATAACCTTAAAATTGGTAACTCTACTGTTCTTAAAGGTGCTTTGTCTGATAAGGACATGGCAATCTTGGGCGAGGCAATCGGTCAAGGTTCTGTTACCAAAGCAGGCCTTAAGAGCATTATGAATAACATCGAGAAGGATGCTTTGATCAGCCAGCGCCAGTATCAGAAGGCTAATGAATACCAGCAACAAGGTAAACTGTCTCAGTATGACTTTGTTAAGGGATCTGAAGAATCACGTTCTGAAGTCACTACTAAACTGAAACGATTAGCTGAATTGGAACGTAAAGCAAAGGGGCAATAATGGCTTTAACACAAGCAGAACAACAAGAGTTAAATGCTCTTCGTCAAGAGATGGGCTACGGCCCTCTTGGAGAACCTTTAGCAGGGACAACAACTCCTGAATATAGCCCTGAGCAGACACGAAAGACAGCCCTTGAAATAGGTGCTGAATCTCTCCCAATGCTCGGTTCTATGGCCGCTACTTTGATCCCCGGTGTTGGGCCTATGACTTTACCTGCTCGGATGGGTTTGTCAGGTGCAGGAGCTGCTCTCGGTACAGCAGGTAAGCAAGCTATTGAAACTTTTGGTTTGAATAAGCCTGTGGATGCAGCTCGCATGGCTTTGGAGTATCCGAAAGAGTTCTTACTTGGAGCAGGCGCTGAGGGCTTAGGTCAACTTGTTGGAAGAGGCATTTCTAAAGGAGCTACGGCTTTACGTGAGTCTCCTTTAGGCACACGCTTATTTGGCCCTGCTGTTTCTCAAGCTGATGAACTAGCAGCAAGGCAAGAAGTACAGCGTCTGTTACAACGCCAAGGTACTACTTTAGGAATTCAAGAAGCTGCTCCTGAGTCTACTTTATTTAAAGTGACAGAACGTGTTTCTCGTATTGGCCCTACAAAGGCTGCTTCGGCTAAAGACATTGAGATGAAGAATGCTTTGTCTAACGAAGTTTCTTCTTTAGCTGATGAGTTGGCTACAAATGTGCTTTCTCGTGAAGAGTTAGGTGCAAACTTAGTATCAGCTCAGAAACAGGGACGTACTAAACTTTATGAGGATTATGGCAATAATCTTAGTACGTTGATGGACAAAGAAGGAGCTGCTCCTGTGTCTATGACATCGGTTAACAATATTGGTGCTGCTGCTATCAAGCAGGCGCAGGAAAAGTTAACTGAAGGCTCTTCTGCTGCTAGTTTGATGGGAGCCAGCGGCTACAAAGAAGCGCAAGATCTGTTGGCTTTAAAACCTGATTTGACCTTTAAACAAGCAAACGAAGTTCGTTCTAAGTTATTAGAGAAACAGCGTGAGCTTGAAAAAGGCACGGTTGGCTATAATATTGTTAATAAAGCAGTTAGTGAAATTAACAAAGCTATGGATTTAGCTGCTGAAGCTGTTTCTCCTACTTTGAAAGATAGCTATAAAGCTTTGAATAGTAATTATAAGCAGGCAATCACTGAACTCGATCCAAAATTGCTGGCTACTGCTGCGAATAAGTATCCTGAAAAGATTGCCGATAATATCATCAGTGCTGGTAATGTTTCTTCGTGGAAAGAAACTCAGATGATGTTAAACCGTGCTAAATCATTGGGGGTAGATACGTCAGGTTTAGCTGAAAACATTCAACGAGCTTACCTTGAAAAGACTTTTGCTGATGGTGGATTGACCAACATTAGTAACAAGTTGAAAGACAAAGCTACCGCTGAACAGTTTAAAGCAATCTTGCCAGAGGCTGTTCAAAACCGTGCTAAAGTTATTGCTAAAGCTGGAGAGATATTAAGTCAACGGGGCAAATCTATTGACTTAGCTACTGCGGCTACTTTGTCCAGTGTCTTGGGGGCATCCGCAGGTAATGTCTATTCAGGCGATTCGATGGGTGCTGGTTATGGGGCCGTTGCTGGTTTAGCTAGTTTAGTTATTGCTCCTAAGATTGCAGCTAAAATTGCATACTCTAGCGTAGCTACTAATAAACTGTTACAGGCTTCCAGTGCTGCCAGTAAAGGTAATGCTACTGCTGCTGCTTTGAAACTCGGTGAAATGTACCGAGAAATTAAAGTATCTCCACAAGAGATTCAACAACTTCAAGCAGGGCCTCAGCAAGCAGTTCCTCTGTCAGCGCAAGAGAAGCAAGAATTGGAAGCTTTACGTAAAGAGTTAGGAGGTCAGTAATGACCTTTTCATTCGGTGCTAAAAGCTCTGAGAGACTCGCTAAAGTCCACCCAGACCTACAGCGAGTCTTCAACGAAGCTATCAAGAATAGTCCTCTGGACTTCTCCATCACTGAAGGCTTACGCACTAGGGAGCGCCAAAAGGAACTCTTTAGTGCGGGTAAGTCTCAGACAATGAACAGTAGACATCTTACTGGACACGCTGTGGACATTGCTGTGATCAAGGACGGTACAGTTACTTGGGATTCTAAGTATTATATACCTGTCTTGACTCACATCAAAGCCATAGCTAGGCAACTAGAAATACCTATCGTCTGCGGTGGCGATTGGGTTACTTTTAAAGATTATCCTCACATAGAACTTCACAGGAGTAAATACATATGATCAACGCTACTATTATCCAAGCCCTCGTTCGCCACTTGTTAACCGCCTTAGCTGGTGGTTTTGCTGTCAAGTACGGCATTGATGGCGACACTGTTAACATCATCGTCAGCGGAGCATCGGCTCTTGCCGGTGTGGGCTGGTCTTTGTACGACAAGAAAAACTAATCCAATGTCCTTGGAAGTTTCACACAATGAGATCTACGAGCGACTATGTAAGGTAGAAGCTAAGGTAGACAAAGTGGCTACTGACACAGAAGATATGGTATCAGCTTTTCACGCTGCTCAAGGAGCTTTCACAGTCCTTGATTGGATTGCTAAGGTAGCTAAACCTATCATCTTCATTGGTAGTATTATAGCTGCTGTTGCTGCTATGTGGCATAACCAAAAGCCATAAACAAAGAAGGCCCGTTAGAGTTCATCGCTCTAACGGGCCTTTTTCATTTACTCTACAGCAACTTCCTTCACCTTCTTAGTCTTAGTGGGTTTACTCAGGTCATTCAGGTATTTGTAACGCTTAAGCATACGCTTACCTGACTCTTCCGCATCAAACCAGAACTCCTTACCGTTCTTCAGCTCATCAAGTTCCTTGTCTGTCAAGAATCCTTTGTAGGCTTGGTCAAGGAGTTTGTTGATCTGTCGTGTAGCAAACTCAGTCTGTCCTTTGACATTCGGCACAGTACCGATGGAACCATAATGAGCAGTATGAAGCATGAACTCAGCAGAATCAGCGATATAGCACTCAGGAGCCATACAAGCCAACATACTAGCTGCTGAGTACGCAGCACCGATAACCGTAACAGATACATCACCACGACATCCTTTCATTGCCTCAATGATCTGCCAGATACTATCTGTGCGTCCTCCTGAGCTATTTACCAATAGGTTAACTGAGTCATTCTCACTGCAAGTAGCCAAGCAGTGGATAACATCACGGTAGTTACGAGGGTCTGTAATATCATCGTCAATGAACACCAAGTGAGTGTGCATCTGCTGAGTGATAGTACGGATAAGACCCTTCTGCTCCTGTGGCATCATCAGGAAGTCTTCCAAGTTTTCATTTGCTTTCATTCACCATCCTCATATTTAACACGAGCAATAATATAGTTCTTAACAAGTGAGCTACGAACAATATCCTCAATGTGGAACTCGATACGAACAAACTCTTTCATCTTTGCAGCAATGTCAAAGAACTTGAGCAATCCGCTCTTATCATCTTTCTTCTTCAAGTCAGTCTGTCGGTAATCACCACAGAAGATAATCTTGGACTTGTCACCAACCCGGGTAATGATGGTATCAAGCTCCTCGAAGGTCATGTTCTGAACCTCATCCACGACAATGATGCTGTTAGAGAAGGTAGTCCCTCGAATGAACGAGGTAGACACAAACTCAATGTGTCCTTGTTCTACCAGCCGATCCCAAGCATCCTTGCGCTTGAACAGGTCACTACAGATCTGTCGATAAGGCTGAATGTAGACTTCCATCTTCTCATCTGCATCACCGGGCAAGAAGCCCATATCACGGCCTTGTACGCTGCTGCGGATCACAGTCACCTTGTTAAAGGGATTGTTACGATCCAGCGCCTCTTCCAAGGCCTTATACAGGGCAATGTATGTCTTACCTGTACCTGCTACACCGTGCAATGCCATGAAGTAGTTAGAGGCTTGATAGGCTTCAAAGAAGTCCATCTGCTTCTCAGTCTTAGGCTTGATAACGGTCATATCATCTAGCTTCAGACGTAAGCTGTTACTTGCCTTCTCACGAGGAGTCAGTTCTTTAGCTGGGATAGCTCGGTTCATTGGTTTACTTGCCATGTAATACTTCCTTTAGGCTTCGTTGATAAACTCTACGTGAGGCATCTGACGTACCTGTGGGAACTTCTCTAGGAATTCCTCACGGGTAATGTCTTTACCTACCATAATCTCTGTAAAGGACTCGCCATCCTTGTTTAACCTGTTTTTCAAAGCTACGCAAGCAGGGCAATTCTCCTTGCTGTAGACTACAGTTTTCATTTAATCTCCTTAGTTAAGCATGACAGGCCACACACTCACCTGAGCTGGCGCTAACGCCTGCCTTGGTACGAATGTAATACAGACTCAGGATATTCTTATCCTTGAACGCTGCCTTGTGAACAGCGCTGATATGCTCCTCTGGGTCGTCAGCGCCAAAGAACAGATTAATAGATTGACCTTGACAGATATATCGTTGACGGGCAGAAGCCTGCTCAAGGATAACATAAGGATCAATCTCAAACGCTGTCAAGAATACCTTCTTTTCTTCCTCAGTCATCCATGTTACGTGTTGGACAGAACCGTCATGACTTGCAATCTCAAGCAATGTCTCACGACTGTACACACCTTCACGCTTCATGATCTCTAGCAGCTCAGGAACTACTCGAATGGTTTCTCCGCCTGCTCCTTGCTGGACAAATACGTTCCCAATGAATGGCTCAATACCTTGTGATACTCCGCCCATAAGCTGGCTTGTTGACATGGTGGGAGCGACAGCAAGACGGTGTGTATTTCGGACTCCATATCCTTTGCAATACTCCGGTTCTCCAAGCTTGTCCGCCAAATATCGCGAAGCTGACCCGGACTGACGGTTGAGTTCATTAAAGATCTCCACATTAAGTTTCTGAGCTTGGAAGCTCTCAAAAGGCAACTTACGCTTATGCAGCAGTGAGTGCCAGCCAAGAACACCAAGACCTAGCGCACGGCTCTTTTCAGTACTCGCCACTGCCTTTTCAAAGCCTCTTTTGCCAGCAGCCATCGACAAGAACTCACTAGTAACACAATCAAGAAATACTGTCGCAGTAAATACAGCATCCGTGTCTTTCCACTCATCGTACTTCTCCAAGTTCATACTAGCCAAGATACAAGTGAATGTCTCTTCTTCGCCACTGTGCAGCATGATCTCTGTACACAGATTAGAAGCCTTAACATCCAAGTTATGAGCCTTGTACATTTCAGGACGGGCTTCAGCAACCTTATCGGTAAACAAGAAGTAACCCTTGCCTGTCAACATCTTCAGCTTCAAAGCCTTCTGATAACGCTCAATAGCTTCAGGATGTCCACTGTCCAAGGACTCCATGAACTCAGCACTTACAGTCCAGCCTACGTTAGCATCATCAGGGTTATTCTTCACCCAATCAGCTAACTCGTGAAAGTCAGGATGATCAATAGGAAGATAACCAGCCCAAGCCCCTCGACGAGCAACTCCTTGAGTCACCCGCTTCATAGCATCTACGAAGGTTTGAAAGACTGGTAAGACTCCCGAAGCCGTGCCACCAGTGGCGATCTGTGAGCCCCGTGGTCGAATGTCGCCCAGATACCCGCTAGTACCAAAGCCATTCTTAGTGAGCACAGCAGTATCAAGTAGTTCACCATAAAAGTCAGCAACAGAATCACCAATGTACTGACCACTACAAGCCACAGGCATACCTTTATTGGTGCCAAGATTAGCCAACGTAGGCGTTGAAGGACTAAGCCAGCCGTTCCAAATAACTTCATAAAACTTACCTTTCCAATCTTGTCCATCCCGTGGAGCGTGTTTAGCTGCTGTCTCAGCGATCTGTTCTACACGGTTCTTAAAGCTTGTTGAGCCTTCCATGTACTTGCTCTTGAACAGACCCCAACCACCTGTCTGATACCAGTTAGGCAGAAGTCCTTGCTGTTGTAGACGCTTACGTTCTGCACTCAGGAACTCATACTTATTGTCCAACACTGAACTTACCATACAAAACCTTTCTCGTTCCACTTACGGTTATACTGATTGCCAACCTTGGCAAAGAAGTCATGGATGGTACTGGAGCTGATGCCCAAGTAAAACCACTCAGAGATTGTATCACCAGTTTCCTCAAAAATACTGTCAAAGCCCAAATTGTTCAAACATACGTTAGCTCGTGCATTGACGAAGGCTTTCATAGCTGTAGCATTGATACCTTCAATGTCTCCGTGAGAGAACAGCAGGTCAACGATACGATGCTCATGCTCAACCAACGCTTTAGCAGCTTGCTCAACTCGTGCCTTCATCCATGCCTTATCCAGCTTGTTCTCATCCATGTAGGTGCGGAACAACCAAGCACCTGCTTCGTGGTGGATATTCTCATCTCGCACAGAGAAGTTGATACCTGCCACAAGGTTACTCAGTTTGTTCTTACCGTTACTCTGGAAGTGCTTCAGGAAAGCAAAGCTGGAGTACAAGATACAGCCTTCCATCATTGAGAAGACAGCCAAGGAAAGGGGAATATCACGACTACCAGCAATAGCATCCAAGTACCCGACACGGCTCGCCAATACAGGATCATACTGCCAAGATTGATGGAACTCTTCAGTAGCCAATCCCAGAAGTTCATTAATCCGGTTATAAAATCGTGCATGGACATTACTTTCAAAGTAGCAGAAGGCATCAGCCATCAAGCCAATATCAGGATGCTGAAAGTTAGGTTTAACAGTACCAGACCAATACTCATCGCCAACAATACGTTCGTACTTGGTAAAGAGCTTGAGTGAAGTAGTAACACCATGACGTTCAGCAGGAGTAAAGTCGGTAAGAATGCTGTGTACATCTTTTTCCAAATCAATTTCATCAAACGTCCAGAACACACCATTCTGTTTATCTGCAAAGGCCAAAGCCTCTGGATAATCGAAGGTGTAAGTAGTCTTCTTTGTTAGAAGGTTTCTCATTCAATCTCCCGCATAAGTTTATCCTGTTGTTCTTCAATGTAGTCTTCAAAACGCTCTACGATGTCATCACTGCGAATCTCTAACAGTTCCAGCAGTGTTACTTCGTCAACACGTTGAAGCTTCTCTTTAAGCTCTTCAAAAGTCAGGTTCATGGTTGTCAATCATTTTGTCTAAGTACCATCGGGCTTTCTTCAAGTCCTCAATACCATTCTTGTCCATAAACCGCATGACGTATTGCATCATCTGCACATAATCAGCGATGAACATATGGCTGTAAAAAGCGTGGATAGATTCTTTATCAAATTTATCCACTAATTTCTGGATAATATCACGAACTTCAATGCCTTCCTTCTCGAACAGCATATAGTGTTTAGGCTTACTCACGGTATCGTATTTCAACTCTGGATAGTCATCCAATGTGCTTCCGCCTCCGTGGTCGTTAAACTTAAACCATTCGTCAATAGCTTCTTTAAGAGGCTTGGAAGAATGATCTGTGGCGTACACTGTCCCCTTAACAAAGTTAGAGTATCCTCGGCAGGTAACACAAGGAGCTTCTGACTCTTTGTCCATTAGTGCATAGAAGCACTGATCACATTTGTTTGCCATATTTACGCTCCAAATAGTCAATAGACAAAAACATCTCATCTGATGTTCCGTCTTTCACCTCGTTAAGTACAACCAAGCCACGCCAGTGTTGATTAGATAGTTTGTCCATGTAATCTTCATTATGAAGATAGTAGCTACCAGCGATGATAGCAGTAATAGGCTTACCATCAGCCCTCTTTCCATATCCCACTTGTCGTCCTTGTTGGTGACCACAAACGACTGACTGATGCAGCTTAGAGATAAGAGCACTAGCAGAGCCCGTGGGTCTCCCCATCGCTCCACTTGGAAAATAGTGGCTAAAGCCAACCCCGCCAATAAAGACTGGCTCCAGAAAAGGATGCACTTCCCAATCTTTAGTATTGAGATGATCATAAGTCATTAATCCTTCAAACATTGGGTTGTTCTGAACAGCCCTAGAAAGCCTATTCTCATGGTTTCCCCTAAGCAAAACTAAACGAGGTTTATAGACCTTGTGTTTAGCTTCTTTCTGAGATTTCTGCAACTCTTTTAAAGGAGCTAACAGCATTTCCATTCCTTTATTTCCAGCTTCAACATCAGCAAGATAGCGCTTACCTTCAAAGTATTTACTACCAGCTTTATCATGACTGCTCAGACTAGGAAAATCCCAATGATCCCCTAGATGGACAACAACATCAGGACGATAATCACAGATAGCCTTTCCTGCCCATGTCAAATGATCTAAAGGAACATCCGGCTTACATTGAGTATCAGGAATACATAGAATTCTCATTTTACTCCTTTTTGTATGTTTTAAAAATCCACTCAGCAAACTTTAAAAGTTCTTCTGGGGTAGCGTCTTGTTTCATAGCATTGGCTTTATTACTTAGAATCTGAATATTATCCTTAGTGTATCCTTTAGTTGGATCAATTCGATCAACAGAAGGACTATTAAACTTTGGAATATTTACATTTCTTTGTAACTCAAAACCAAATACAGGGCATTTTTCAGGAAATACAATGTCTTCTACGGTTAGATTAAAATCAAGTTCTTTTTTAAATGCTCTTTCTTTTATTCGTTTCAGTACAAGAGATTCCTTATGGTTTTTGTTCCATTCTTTACATGACTCTTTATTACAATTCCTACAACTTCCTTGTAGGCCGTCTTTATTATTTTTGTGTTTAGTAAAAGAAGTCAAAGGAAGTTCTTTTTTGCATTTAGTGCAAGTTTTCATTATCGACGAGCATCACAGTAATGATTGAACTCTTCTTGCTCTTCTTCATCCTTAGTAAAGTACTCACCACTCCACGGATCAATGTAGCTCCGCTCTTGTTCAACTAACTTCTGATAAGCAGGTTCTTGAAGTCGAATCTTAGAACGGATATCATACTTATACACTGACTCAAGGAAACCTACAAAGTCATCCAAGGCTTCCATCCACGTAGGGCCGGGATTCTCAAACTGAGATGTGTATATCTTACCATCGCAGTCAATATAACGGAATGTGTATTCTGTTTTGTCTTCAATATCAATCATTTTTACCCCGCAAAGTTGTATTAATACGCCCAAGTTGTTTAATAACGAGGATAGCGATAGCTGCTGTCAGAAAATAAGGCTGCTGAATAAAAGCAAATATAAAGATTGAGAACCATGCAACAAGCATCCAAATTAAATCATTTTTCATCGTGAATCTCCTGACCCTGTGAGGGTATTGTTAATCTGTCGTTGTGCCAGCTTCTGCAAGTTCTTACTAGCAATATCAGCCAAGCTCCAGCCCATTACTGTAGCCAAGCCAGCGATCTGCCAGAACACATCACCAACTTCCTTCTTCATACCTTCTTCATCCAAGATACCATCTCGAATCCACTTGGCATACTTACCTGCAACTTCACCAGCTTCAGAGGTAAGGTTAGATACCATGTAAGCAGGGTTCTTAGCAGTCTCTAGCGCAGTCTTAAACGCGAGTTCTTGATACTCTTCAATCAACATACAGGGTTACTCCAGTTAACGACAACAAAAGATAAAGTAAGATACTTTGTAGTATCTCCGGGGTGCATATAGCGAGTCACTTCAAAGCCACCAGAGCCTGTCATGAACTCAGGACTTGGATCAGCATTGTAGGCAATCTCCAATAAGTATCGAGCCATCCGCCGAAGTTCACCGATGCTGACCTCTTTATCTGGACTATCAAAGTAATTCCATTCCAAGAAATCCATAACTTTCTTGACCTTACTAAAGTCAAATTCGTCTAGCAAGTCTTCAACTTGTTCAATACGCATCATTCAATTCCTTTGCATAAAACAATTCTTTAACAGCAGGAAACTGTTCACAAATGATCAGCTTAACCTGCTCCGCTACCTCTCGGTGTTCCTTCTGCGTAGCCTTGTCACAGCGAATATCCACATAGTGAAGCCAACTACGTAGATTACCAGCCATGTACATACGGCTCATTGTAAGGCCTTCAGGCAGTAGCTTACGTGCTTGCTCCTTAGCAATACCTTTAGCCAATGACATATTGTACATCAACTCAGCATCATCACGTACACGCTTTTGAGCTTGGAACCACCAGTGATGTAGATCAGAGTCTCCCACTTCAATGCTGTTCTGTCGATTACGTACATCCTGCAAGCGTACCTCAGACATCTCAAAGCCTTGCACAGCAGCATATCGCTGAGAGAACTCTTGGAAGCTGAAGCTACGGTGACGCAAGATCTGACGAGCAATGTCACGAGTAGTCTCAATCTCCAAGGACAAGTGTACCATCTCCAGAGGAGACCAGTGTTTGTTCTTAATCAGATACTTCAGTAACTTAGGCCCGGACTCAGTGGCATACTGGTTGTCTGGATTAGAGACACGAGCCATGTACGCAAGAAGATCTTGAGCATCTTTGATACCTTTCTCAACAAGTCCCGGTGCAGGGACGGAATAACAAACCAACGATACTTTACTCAACTTCAATCCTTTCATTGCTCAGCAAACGTCCAATGATAGAGTCCCACAAACCTATCTTAATAAGGTAGTCTCGTTCGTTTTTGGTAAACTTATAAGTTACTATTACTTGTTTCTCAGTCTTTACATTCATTTAACCACTCCTCAGGGATAGTCTTATCAGAAAAGAGATATCCATTTTTTCTACACCACATTGCGTAGGTTGTTTTGGATGTCTTACTGATTCGTGCATTTGAGTTTGAAAAAATAAATCTAATATCGAGTTCAGGATTATGTTTCTTAACCAACAAATGCTTCTGACGATCAGGCGCTAAGAAGCGACCTTTAGTCTCCACAATGATCCCGTTTGGAAGCTGGAAGTCAGGCGTGTACACATGAGAGGAAGCAGGTTTGATATACTTCAGCTTAACCTTCTCGTATGTGTACTCAACCCCTAACTTATCCAGTTGTTCCGCTACTCGCTCTTCAAGTCCTGACCTGAATCCGTACTTAATTGCAACTTGCTTGGCGGTTGCCATATCTGTCCTTCATAACGTCTCAGCCACAAGAGCTGTCCTTGTTCTGTAAAGTACTCCATCGTATGTCCCAATTCTTCATACTTCTTCCACGCACAACGTAAGAGATCTTCTTTCGTCTTTGCGTCTTGGAGAGCTTTAGCTGCCTTCTTAGGGCCAATTCCTGCCAAGCATGGGATATTGTCAATCCTATCTCCAGTGAGAAGTTGCGTTGCAAACGACTTATACGCTGTGAACTCATCGACATAATATCTCTCATCTCGCACAGGATTGTAATGCCATCCCTGAAGCTGATCTAAGTCCTTATCCACATGAACAATCCAGCACTCATCCAAGAGTATTGTAGAGTCCATAGCGACTGTATCATCAGCTTCTTCGCCAACTGTAATGATTGCATCGTGACGCTTGACTAGATGCTCACGTAGCGCATCGTAGTGCTTAGGCCTCAATACATCCTTACGGTTGCCTTTATAAGGGACTGTCTTGGCAATGTCATAACGGTAGTTAGATTTACCTGTGATCCAAGCTAGATAATGATCAGCCTTGAGTTTCACGTAGATAAAGTCTTCTAACCACTCCGTTAATCGTGCTTTAGCGATGCCAACCGGCTCATCCTCCGTACTGAATCCAATACGGTAGACAAGAAAGTCGGCATCCACGAGGGCAATCTTAGGTTCTTTTTTTCCACTCATACAAAACACTCACAGGGTTTCTCAAAAAGATCGTCCTGATATTCATTGATTTGTTTCTTAACCCGTGCAAAAAAAGTTCTAGGATCTTCATGTTCATTCCCTTCAATACCTAATGCCTTCATCTTGTTAAACATAGGCTCAAGCTCTTCAAGATAATCATCTTTCATGATGGAATATCCAATGAATTCCTCCGCTTGCTTTGCTTTGTTCCAGATGTCTTGTCGTTCACAGAACACAATATACCAGTGCTGTTTCCCTGCCTTAAGACATCCAGTACAGTTAGCGTGTTTAAATTTACCATACGTTAGAGGAGGCTCAATACCAACCTCTTTCGTACTTTGAATTGTACGTTCATTCCACAAAGCTAACGGATAATCAGATTTATACCCCATATTACCCAGAATACCTGATCGTCTTTGAACACGATGTAGTTCGTTCTTGTCGAAACCATAGTAGAGAACACATTCCTTATCTTTGAAATACTCTTTTAAATACTTCTCAAAAGGCTGAGTCTTCAGACGATGTGTACACAGTGCCGTCCCTTTACCTACTTTGAAAGCGGAAGCATCTACAACAACATCGAACTGATCCTTAGTGTTCCACTCTGGATGATTAGCATAAGTTATTGGGATTTCAAGATAGTCAGCAACTTCTTGCTTAAATCTTTTAATGTCTGCATTCTCTACATTACTATGAATGTCGTGATTCAGAAGAATAGTGTTTTCTTTACCAAACTTACGGGCAACTTCAATAGCAACTAGAGCACTAGAGTGTCCTCCAGAATAACATACGATATGTTTTATCATTCCATCTTCCTGAAAAACGCTCTAACAAAGTAAGACTTTAGAAAAGCAACAACAGTGTTTATAGCCACGAGAGCAATGTTTGCAGATGTTGTTGCTTCAATTCCCAATAAAGGAAAGAAGATTAAGTTAGACACAAAAATTAAAATAGTTCCAGCAAATACTTGTGTTCCTGCTTCAATCAAGTGTCTAATATTTTCCTTCTTAGAGGATGTCGTCATCGTCACCTTCAGCGTCACCGCCGTAGACAACCAAGTCAGTCACGATGATCTTACCGATAGACGGTGCAGCTCCGAACTTAGAAGACATCTTGTGGCGATAGGAGCCAACCAAAGCGGTGATCTTAGTGCCGTTACCGATCTGGCTAATATCCACAGGGTTTCCAGCAGTGTCCACAGGCTCAAACACAAACTTAGACTTGCCAACAATGTAGTTACCCATTGTATCTTTGTTCTTAATCACGATGCCCAATCCTTTAAGAGCCTCGCAAGCCTTGTCAGAAAGCATACCGACTGTACACTCATACTTGGTGTTGTCTTCGTTGAACTTGGTGTTGAATTCCTTCATCCAGTTAGCCCAGAAGATTTGACCTGCGATTTTGACTGGTTTGTTATCCATTTGAATTTCCTTTAATTTCCATTTTCTTGGTTTCCCAAGGGTTTATATAAGTAGCTTTCCCGGCGCATTGTCTGCTACAGTACGGCCCACTCTTTGCTTTGCTTCTGTTATGCTTAACATCAGCTAAGTATTTTACACTTTCTTTTCCGCAGCAAGGACAAGTAAAAGAGTGTGTAGCTCTATTTCTACCTATCATTGCTTTGGAAGCATTTTCTTCCCTAGAAAGAATCTGTAGATTTTCAATACGATCATCTGTAAAGTCGTTATTGATGTGGTCTACTGTTTCTTCCTCAGTAAGTTCTCTTCCTAAGTGCTGTTCCATCAACAAACGAGGATAAGATTTTGTTCTCTTGCTCCCATCTTCGTTGACAATAACAACACGTTTTCTACCATCTTTTCCTATATACGGCCCATAAATCTTCATAATGTTCTCCTATAAGTTGGTGGACGATCAGGGACTCGAACCCTGAAACCAAAGGCGCTTGAGCTTAAATCAAGTGTGTTTACCAATTTCACCAATCGTCCGTACCTATATTATACACTATTTTAAGAGATATGTCAAGCAATATTTAACTGCTGTGTATACCAATTCCACCATACTCGCTTGCATATATTATAGCAGCATTTAACACAAAGTCAAGCACTGTTACAATTATTTTATCAGATCAGTGAGTCTGTCTCCAGTTAGCACCGATCTTGTACTCCCCGTCCAAAGGACATCGAAGTTTATAGTGTTCTCCTGCCTCAATTATACTCTGTTTAAAGGCTTTACCCACCTCTTCAGCAATATCTTTAGGGCATTCAAGCTGAGCCTCATCGTGAACATTGGCAACGTACTTGACAGGCCAGTTATTAGCCTTACGTTTGTCATCAAAGATCACGAGAGCCTTCTTCATCACGATGGCTCCAGCACCTTGGAGGAGCGAATTGAGAGCCGAGTGCTCGGATCGAACCCAAATACGCCTCCCATCAAGTCCGGGAACCCACCCTTTTGAGGCTTGTTTGCTGACTCTTTCGATGAGCTTTGCGAGGGCTGGTGTTTGCTGGAGGAACTTGGCTTTGAGCTTTGTTCCATCTCTTGCACTGCCTCCCACAATGCTACCAATCTTTGCATCTCCCGCTCCATATAAGAAGGCGTAGATAAAAGTCTTTGCATTATCTCTAGAAGCGAGTCCTGCTGCTCTTTGGTTAACTGTATGAACATCCGTTCCATCTTTAGATGATCCCTCACAGACAGTTCTGACATAATCATTATCTTTCATATAGTGAGCCAACATACGAAGCTCCAGACCTGAAGCATCGCAACCTACCAACACATTACCTTCTTCAACAGTCCAGCATTCACGGCACTCAGGGCCATAGATGCTGCCTGCATTGGGAATCTGAGCCATGTTAGGGCTGCTGTGGGTCATACGACCTGTCACAGCACCATTGGTGATAACCTTACCGTGTACTCGGCCATCCTTGCCTACAGCTTCCATCCAAGACTCAATCTGACTGATACGTTTGTTCAGCATCAGATACTCAGCAATGACCTGAGCCTCCGGTATCTTGATACCTGCCAACACAGTCTCGTCAATCTTAGGAATGCCCGTCTCGGTGAACTCCTTAGGCTTCCACCCAAGTTCCTTTAGTCGTTCTCCGATCTGTTGTCTTGATCCCGGGTTGAAAGTAACCACGCTGTCCTTGAGTCTCTTTCCTGTTTTGTCAGAGTATCGTTCAACTGTGACCGGAGGCCATCGTGATTGCATTCGCTCATATATTTCAGCCACTCTTGACTTGATGTCAGTAAGTAAGCAGGTCGTGTAGATTTGGTCAAGTTTAAACCCGTTCCTTTCTTGTTGAGCAATGATAGCTGCAACACTCTGTTCAAGCTCCAAAGACTCCAGACTGAACTGTTTCTCATTGAAGTCATTGACCAGTTTGAGATACAGTTTAGCAGTTACTTCGACATCACGTACGCAATAGTCATCAAGAAGCCCATAATGAGGAAGATCGAAACATTCACCAGCATACGCTTGAGGACGATCCATAAGCCATGTCCATACTTTTGCATAGTCAATCTTGTGAAAGCCAAGTGTCTGTCCCCATGCTTCGAGGCTGTGTCCGTTCTCTCTTGAGGGATCGAGAAGCCTGCTTACTATCAATGTATCGTACACTTGATTCAAACGAATCTTCGTCTTCCATAAGCGATTCAATACTGGAGCATCGAAACTTATGCCGTTGTGCATGACTATCAACGACACGCCCTTTAAATACTCCCGCAGGTTGTCGGCTGCTTTCCATAACTTTACTTCTCCAGTGTCAATGTCTTTGGTTACAACAACATGAATCTTGTCATGTGCTAGGTTTGTCTCGATGTCTAGAACGATTCGCATACAGTTCTTCGTCAGTGGTTAAAGGAGATAGATAGTCACAACCGTCTATCTTACGTGGTGATTCGATGAAGTAACTTTGACGATACGGATTAGGCTTTGCCTGTGCTCGGTAGCATCTATCAAAGTCAGGACAAGAATAGTCGTTACACATCGTGATGTCAGCCATGTCTTTCCTTACTTTAAGTTTAGCCACAAACCCACCTGAGCAAAGGCATACCCTGACCAGATCATCCCGTTAGAGATTTCTCCCTTGCTCCATTGTAGCACACCTACGATCAGGTATCCTACTCCGGTAGCCCCTACGATTAGATGCTCAATGGTCATTTCTGTCCTTTAACGGATCTTTATCAGCTCCTGAAAGCTCTCGCATATTCTCAAGTAGATTACCTAGAGGTCTCAGCATTTGAGCACGGCAACAATTTACACCTATTGGATGAAATAGATAACCACTATCACTTTCCTCTACTTTATTTAGATACTTATTAAAGAACTCTTTAACAGCTTCTTTAAGCTTCTCATCATCAGTCATTCTCGTCTTCCTTCAAATGTTCCTCTTTCAAAGGCTTGCCAACAGGTTCCTCCTTCTTAGCCTTATCGCTCTTAACAGAGCTGTCCCGTCCAAAGATAGCATCCCATCGGTTTGCATAATCCTCATCGCTCACTTGTTTAGGGCGGCTACCCGAGCCTTTACCGCCATGCCATGCTGTCATAACACTTCCTCCTCAACTTCAACCATACGTCCAGTATAGCCATTGTATTGTAACTTACAAGCAGGGCCAGTTTCCCCGTTGTACCGATTCTTAGCCACTGCAATCTTTGTCAAGTGACGTTCATCCTCGTTCTCAGCCATGCTATTACGCTCCAACGTGATCACTGCATCACTCAACTGTGCAATGGCTCCAGAGCCTCGCAACTGTGACAGAGACACGCTTCCTCCATCCTCGTGGCCTTGGTTTCCTTGAGGCCTACGAAGGTGACTCACACAGATCAGGGTGATGTTCAACTCCTGAACCAGTGTACGCAGCTTGGTCATCATGTTATCAATTGCTTTACGTTCATCACCTAAGTCTTGCCCAGATACAACAATGCTAATGTGATCAAGAAACACAACACGACAGTCACAAGCCTTTGCCATGTACCGAATTCGATTAGAGATATTATCAACGTCACTAGAACCGAAATGGTCAAACAGATAAATACGATTGCTACCGAGTGTGGCATCAAAAGCCTCCTTCAATTCCTGCTCAGTTGTAGGTGTATCAGGCAAATGCAACAGCTTGTTAGCGTGCAATGACATGATACTTCGTGCTGTCTTACGTGTTGACTCTTCCAAGAACAACCCACCAATGTTCCACGTTGTTGTCTTGAGTAGATTAAACAGAATCTCCCGAAGGAATTGACTCTTACCGAGGCCGCTGCCTGCGGTGACTGTAATCAACTCAGCAGGCCGAAGACCATACAAGAGCTTATTCAAGCCTTTCCAAGGGTACTGAGCCTCTGCAATCGGCTCTGGCTTGGAGATTTCCTCCCAGAGGTCAGCAGCATTCACAATACCGTCAGGCACATAAGGACTAGCCCTCCACCATTCGTTAACAAAGTCCTTGGTAGCTCCTGCAATCAGGTAGTCACAAGCATCCTTGAACCCTGACTTATGCTGAACAATCTTGGCCTTGTTACCGAACAACTCAGCAACTTCCTTAGCAGCCTTCTTCCCCGGCTCATCGGCATCAAAGCAGATCACCACAGAGTCAAAGCTGTTCAACCACTCATACTGGGCTTTACAGTCCTTCAGAGCAGCCTGAGCACCGTTACGGATACTCACTGTAGGGTAAAGTGATCCTTGCATCTGGAAAGCTGCGAGAGCGTCAAGCTCTCCCTCTGTGATGGTGATAGCCTTTCCTCCAGAGTGAAAGAGAGACTGACCGAATAGTGTTGCTCCCTTGAAATCTCCGGTGATGGAGAATGCCTTTGTAGGAACATTGCGTTGTTTAACAGCCGTTCTAACTCCGTCTCCGTCAGTGTAAGGATAATATTGGTTGTCTCCATCGGTTGTTACTCCATACTTTTCACAGGTGGCCTGACTGATTCCTCGATCAGGAATTGATTTGAATGTACCTTTGATGGTCATTTGAGTTACTTTCTTATTCGCTCCGCTGGGCGCTACTGCGTCCCTCATTACCGTTCGTTCATCGTAAGCACCTTCGTGCGCTGTTACACCGCAATTAAAGCAATGTGTATGGCCATCGTCATAGAGACTGTTCGCGTCAGAGCTACCGCAGTGCTCACAGGCAATATGCCGTAGAAACTTGCTAGTCACTATTCTTCTCCTTATGGCGAATTCTTCGCTTTGAGTTTGGCTTCGATGGCATAAGCAAAGTCATCAAAGCCTCCACCTTCTTGTGTGTCATCAAAAGCAATGTCGATTTCTTCTTGAGTTAGCCTAACCCAAGGCCGCTTACGCTCCTCCGGAGCTGGTGCTGCCAGATGCGTAGCATCGTTAAGGGCTTGCTTGATGGCGGTGATGGCATCATGCGCTTGGTCGCAGTCCGTCCCTGCAACACTGTTGCAGTAATACTGCTCAAGCAGGTTTTCCAACGCCTCCAGCGCCAGCTTCAATGCTTCATCCTTGCTCGGTTGCTTAGGCACACGCCCATTCTTCAGGCAGTGCGAGACTGTTTCGCATTCGTTACAGATCATGTGTTTACCCTCAATAGTCATCATGATAAATCTGATCCTCGATCAAGTCCCATGACTCCATGATCTGAGTATCCAAGTAGGCTAGATCATTCTGGTCAAGAGTGTCAATGATGTCGACACCTTTGTACCATACTTCAAGGCCTTCAAAGTCCACGTAAGGATCACCATCGTCACTCAGTAGGTCAAAGCCTACAGTGACTTTAGCGTTCTCACCTAAGTTCAAGACAAGACTAAATCTAGTCATTTCAATACAACCTTTAACAGTGTTAAGACACCCACAAACAGAGAGACAATCATTCTTTTGTCTCCTCAGACATTCGCTTCACTGCACACATAACATCATACATGACCTTATCGTAGCCATTGGCACGAATAAGACCAGCCATGTCATCAATCACAGAGTGATACCAGCACTCAAAGCGCATAAGTTCTTGCTCCTGTGAGTCAAATTCTTCGTACATATCAATAGACAATTCATTCATGTTATCACCTTTTAATGATAGTTTATAACATTTAGACACACATATAACATTGTCTATGTTACATAGAGTCTTTAATGTTACATTAAAGTCACTAAGACGTTACATCAATGCTTATACGTTAATATTATAAGTACTTATCTAAGTATATACTTATAGTATTTAACTTCTAAGCATAGAAGCAATGTCCTAGTGTCTATATAGTATATTATACACGCTCCTCAATCCTTGTCAAGATCTAAAGTGTAACAATCTGTAACATCATCAATGTCTACCCTGTTGTCTTCGATGTCCTCGAACGGGTCAGACTCGATCACAATTCCTGTGGGTAGCTTTGTCGGAATATTGGGTACATCTTTCAGACAAGTGTCACACATATCCAAGAACTCATTGGTGATGGCGTGACGCCGCACAGATTCATGTTCTTTCAACTTCTTATCACAACAGATACAACGCATTTTTAACTCCTTTGGCTATGTAGCCCTTAGTTGATTGATTTGAGGCCCTTGTAGGCCCTTTTAGAGGCCTTCTCAGGCCTTCCGTGACGGTAGGATTAGCTCAATAAGCCAGCGAATCAATGTATCCCCCGATCAAGTATGCACAAAGCACCACTAACAGCGCCAGCCAATGGTTAGTTGTTCTCATACTCAATCCTTACCATATCCTCAATGTCAAGGATGATCTGATAGTCTACAATGTCCATCATGTCAGGAGGGTTATCATCTTGATAGCCGCCCAGATAAAGGTCAGTGCATCGAACAATCAGTGGCAAAGATTCGATAGATTGAATCTCACACAGGCCGTGCCACTCACAGCCCCTCAGTTTGTAAATGAATTGTTTAATCTTGATCATAGCGGTGCATCCTCATGGTTTGAAGGGTTGAATTTAGGGCGTTTGTGCCCTGTGTCCAATGGGTTAGGGAAGGCAGGGAAGGGCCAATAGTTTGCAGGATGCGCACACGCCTGACGTTCCCAGACATAACCACCATCCGGTAAGCGGATTACTTTAAATTTTAGCATTTGACCACCTTAAAAAGATCTAAACATTCGCCCTTAACCCATCGGTCAGGAACAATCTCGCCCGTGTCAGGGTCGCAATAGGCCATTTCAGGCCCGTAGTTGTTGCAATCGTACCAGTGCTGACAGATGCCGCGCTCAGAGGCGCTGAAAGCCACTATACCGGATGTTTTGAATTGGACTTCGTATCTCATGCTAAAACCCCTTAGAAACATTGAAACACGATACCATCAGCACACTGGCCCAACACCATAGTGTTGTCGTTTAGATAGTCAAGAACAGACTGTTCTGCTTGTTCATCATAGTCATCATCTGAATCATTGAGGTGTGACAAATCAATCCTGTACTCTTGAGCAATGTCAGACCAGTGCATCAGGTTGTAGTCACAGCAGATGGCGATTACATCAAGTTCAACCTCTGTGCCTGTGTCCTCTTCGTAAGACTCCAAGAAGTCAAAGATAACACGCAGGCCATCATAGCCGAATGAATCATATCGGTCATGAGCGTGAAAGGCATCGCAGAAGTCAGAGAAGGTGCTAGATTGTTTCATGATAAATTCCAGTTGATACCTGATACAGTCAGGCACTGAGTGTGTGTACTGATTTGACGCTACACTGCAAAGGATTCTACACTGAGTGTAAAACCCTTCACGGTGTAGAGTCATTTAGACTCCCAAGGCAAGCAGAACACCCCAAAGGGCGAAGACTGCGAGACAGGCGATTGTTATAAGGGTTTCTTGAATATCGTGTTTCATGGGTTGCTTTCAGTGGTGTTGATGGTGTCATTGTAGGCCACTTGCGTGACCTGTCAAGAACTATTTTATAGGTGTTTACCCTTGAAGTCTCATAATTCCACGGGCAATTGTAACTGCTACCACATCATTGTTCTTTACAGTCTGCCCGCAGAATGTATGTTCAGTAACGTAACGTAAACGGACAAGCTCCCCTGCGCTGTTATATGTTTTCCACACATCGACCACAGTGCACAAATTAGGGTGCTTACCGTGTTCAAGATACTGGGTGCCGAGGGGATATTCTGTGGTGCTCATGTTATTTCCTTTAAAGGTTTGTTTCTGATGTGTCTAAGTATAAGCCTTAAACGCAGATTGTCAACCCTTTTATGACCTTTAAAGTGTAACAGTTTGTAACAGACTCTGGATGTGCTGACCTTTGCTGATCCTCTGATGTGTGACGTTGAAGTGTACGTTGTAGGTCAGCGTTGTAGGCACCTACATCATCCCTCACTTATGTGTACGCAAGATTGTATACACTTTACTGACTCGATAGTCATTAGCGTGACTACTGTATGGATGTACAGTTGTGGATAACCTGTGGATAACTTTAGAGCACTACATTGGTGCATAAGTATGGACTTATATAAGCCTTGGCTGATACTTTGATGGGGGGGGGAGGGGTAAGGCTTTAGTGTTGAATGT